ATGGAGGCAGTAGCCCACAACAAGGCTTTTGCCAAAAAAGTAGGAGTTCCTCAATCGGTAGGTGAGGATTTTGCAAAAGCCGATAAAGGCAAACATTTTAAAAAAGGTGGAATCAACATGGCAACAAAAAAACGTAGTGTAAACCCAGCGATGGCTATGATGGCAGCTCGTGCCATGCCAACTCCAGCAGCTGCACCAATGGCACCTTCAGCAGGTCCTATGGGTTCTGGAATGAAACATGGTGGCTTGTCTAAAGAGCATCACAAACATTTAGCTCATCACCATTTAGCGATGGCTGAACACCATATGAAAGAGCATGAAGGTCATCACACTAAAAAGATGGCTAAAGGTGGTCATGCTCATGCTGAAAAAGAACACGAAATGCATCAAGCTAAAGAACTTCGTAAACTTGCTAAAGAAGAAGAGCACGAAGCAGCTGGTATGCGTCATGGTGGCAAAGCCCATATGAAGAAATATGCAATGGGTGGTGCTATTAAACGTGAAGCCAGCACAGAGCCTCGTGGTCATATGAAAGAAAAAGAAACTATGGGTCCTCGTGGCATGAAGCATGATGTTGAAGCTGGTTCTAACAAACACGGTAAATTTGGTGAGTCTAAAGACCAAAAACGTGGTCATACTGAAGATCGCAAACCAAAGATGCATAACGATGGTGACAACACTATTGGCACATCTGGTTCTATTTCTGGTAAAAAACATGGTGGTCATATTAAGAAAATGGCTCATGGTGGTTCTACATCTAGCCGTGCTGATGGCATTGCTAAACGTGGTCATACAAAAACCAAATACTGTTAATTAGGAGAAATCTATGTCACACGGACACAAAAAACATCACGAACATATTGAGCATCATTTGAAAGAACATGATGGTGGTCATGCTCATGGCGGTCATATCCATAAACATCACGCTCACGAAAAGCATTTGAAAGAGCATGATGGCGGTATGCATGGTCACAAACATCACCACGAGCACGTTGAAGCAATGTGCGGTGGCGGTCACGCTCATAAGTAATGAGAGCCAGCCGAGGGATGGGAGCAGTTAACCCATCTAAGATGCCACGCAAAAAGATTATCCAGAGAAAGGATAATCCTGATGCTGTTGAGTTTTATGCCAAAGGTGGGCAAGTTTGGGATAAACCAAGACCAAAAGACCTTGGGAAACCAAAGAAATTGTCTTCAGCTAAAAAAGCTAGTGCGAAAGCAATGGCTAAAGCAGCTGGAAGACCTTATCCTAATTTAGTCGATAACTTACGAGCTGCAAGGAAGAAAAAATGAACTTATTTGAAAAAGTAGTAAATTATGTAAAAAGTGCTGGTCATGCAATGGAAGGTGAAGAGCACAAATTATTAAATGAATTTGCTGCTTATTTGGCTAGTGAAAAAGTAGCTTTGGGATTCTCAGATTCCCCAGTGGTAACATCTTTTGCTGCTTCTTTAGTTCCAGCATCAGAACCTGTACAAGTTGCTCCCGTAGCTGAAGCATCTCCTGCTGTTGAAGCTGCTCCTGTAGAAGCACCAGCCAGCGTAACTATCAATGTTGAAGAACCAGCATCTGCAACCGTTGAAGTTACTGCTCCCGTTGATCCAGAACAAAATGTTGCGAGTTAATCATGGCAGAAAAATGGATTCAACACGCTATCAAAAAAGCTGGTGCGTTGCGTAAGGCTTTGGGAGTAAAAGAAGGACATACTATTCCTGAGAAAAAACTGGCTGCTGCTGCTAAAAAACCTGGCAAGCTAGGTCAACGTGCTCGTTTAGCAGAAACTCTTAAAGGCTTTAAGCATAAATAATGGCTACTTCAGGGACATCCGTATTTGACCTAAACATGAACGATCTCATTGAAGAGGCGTTTGAGAGGTGCGGTGTCGAACTTAGAACTGGTTATGATTTTAGGACAGCTAGACGGTCTTTAAATCTTTTAACCGTTGAATGGGCAAATCGTGGAATTAACCTTTGGACTATCCAAGAAGGTCAAATTCCTATGGTTACTGGACAGATTACCTACCCTTTGCCAATAGATACCATCGACTTATTGAGCCAAGTTATCCGAACTGGTACTTTGCAAAACCAGATAGATATTAATATTAGTCGCATTTCCGAGGACACCTACTCGACTTTGCCTAATAAATTGGCTCAAGGAAGACCTATTCAAGTATGGATTAACCGCCAGTCTGGACAAAACAATCCTACCAATTACACCTTATACGGTAATGGATCAACCACTGGTATTAGTGCTACCGACACTACTATTCAGTTAAATCAATCTGACTTAACAGGTTTAGCAGCCACTGGCTACATCCAGATAGACAATGAGATTATTTACTACCCAAATGTCTCTACAACGGCTCCACAGATGTTAAATTGCTATCGTGGTCAGAATGGTACTACCCCAGCTGCTCATGCGACTGGAGCTTCGATTAGCGTGGTCAATCTGCCTTGTATTAACGTCTGGCCCACTCCAAACTCTCCAGGCAGCCAATACACTTTTGTTTACTGGCGTATGCGTAGGATTCAGGATGCTGGCACTGGTATTAATACCAATGACATTCCATTTAGATTCATCCCATGCATGGTGGCTGGACTAGCGTTTTACTTGTCTTCCAAAATCCCTGGGGTAGATCCTAATCGTATTCCAATGCTCAAAGCTGAGTACATGGAACAATGGGATTTAGCTTCCCAAGAAGATAGGGAAAAAGCAGCTATTCGTTTTGTTCCTAGGATGTCTTTTTACGGAGGTCATGGAAGATAATGCCTACCCCTGAAGAACAAAAAGCTATAGATGAAGCTTCTAAAATGGCTCAAGAACACAGAGCTAAAGTAGATGCTGAACGTGATCGTACCTATGCTGAAAGATTAAAGGACATGGGGTATTACGATAAAACACCTAAAGGCAGTTCTCCTAAAGGCGGTGGCGGTGCTGGTTATGTTCCAGGATCTAATAATCCATTTAACCCAGACAGTCCATTAAACCGCAAAAAAGGCGGTGTTATTCGAGGTCATGGCATAGAAAGAAAAGGTCGTACAAAAGGTAGGTTCGTCTAATGCCAAATAAGTATTCATCTGGCAAATGGGCAATAGCACAATGTGATCGTTGTGGTTTTCGATATATGCTCAAAGAATTGAAAAAAGAGGTTATTAAAACCAAACTTTTTAATATCAAAGTATGTCCTGAGTGTTGGGATCCAGATCAACCACAGTTAAGTCTTGGTTTATATCCTGTGAATGATCCGCAAGCTGTACGGGAGCCACGCCCAGATGTCAGTTATTACGCTGGTGGAACATCAGGATTGATGACAAATCCTTATGATCCAAATGCGTTTAACGTGGATAATTTAGGTTATCCAAGCGATGGTAGTAGGCAGATTCAGTGGGGTTGGAATCCCGTAGGTGGAGCAAGTTATTTTGATAGTTATTTAACGCCAAATTCCTTGCTTCCTGTTATAACAATCGGTACAGTAACCATTACAACAACTTAGGAGTTTAAAATGGACAAGAAGCAAGTAACTAAGATTGCAGATAAAGAAGCAAAAAAAGAAGTTCATAAACATGAACATCATATGCACCCAGGTATGAAGCCTACTAAAATGGCTAAAGGTGGAGTAACTGGTAAAGCTATGAAAGCGGTAGGTCGCAACATGGCTCGTGCAATGAACCAAAAATCTTCTGGAAGAGGTCGTTAATATGGCATACGATAAATCAGTAAAAGCAACCAAAAAGAATAGCCCAGCTGTTCATACTGGTCATGCTAAAAATGACAAACCAGCCTCTGACTATGCTGCTCCGCATACTATGTCTGGCAAAAAATACACAGTAGAGAGCTTCCAAGCGATGGAAGATGATATTCCATATGCAACTACTAAATCTGTAAAAGATGCAGATCTGCGTGATCCTATTCCTAACGGTGTTAGCTATGGCACAACCAAAGAGCCAAAAACGTCTGGCATTGAAATGCGTGGAGCTGGTGCAGCTACTAAAGGTCGTATGTCTAGAGGTCCGATGGCTTAAGTGTAAACCCTATGAATTACGAACAGTTATATAACAATATCCAGTCTTACGCTGAGAACACCGAACAGTTGTTCGTGGCAAATATTCCAGTCTTTGTAATGGAGGCTGAAGAACGTATATATAACTCAGTTCAATTACCATCGTTGCGTAAAAATGTTATTGGAACCATGACATCTGGAAATAGTTATTTGTCTTGTCCTATAGATTATTTATCAACATATTCGTTGGCTGTAATTGATTCATCAGGTAATTACAGTTATCTATTAAACAAAGACGTTAACTTTATTAGACAGTCTTATCCAAATCCAACAAGTACTGGTATGCCTCAGTATTACGCACTTTTTGGTACGCAATACAACAATAATAATGAGCTATCTTTTATTTTAGGTCCAACACCAGATACAAACTACAGCGCTGAATTACATTATTTTTATTACCCACCAACCATTGTTCAAGGTCAAATATCCCTTCTTGGAAACATTACAGGTGGTTCTTTATATACCAATGGTATATACCAAAACGTATCTTTAACAGGAGGTTCAGGTGCTAATGCAACTGCTGATATCCTTGTTGCCTCAGGTGCAGTGGTCTCTTGCAACCTTAAGTTTGGCGGTAATTTTTATGCTGTTGGTGATGTATTGTCTTGTTCTTCTTTGGGGTCTACTGGTAGCGGTTTTTCAATTTTAGTAAATGCTGTTTCAAATGCAACTGGTACTAGCTGGTTAGGTGAAAATTATGACCCAGTATTGTTTTACGGGGCTATGCGTGAAGCTATGATCTTCATGAAAGGTGAGCAAGATATGGTTGCTTACTATGAAAAAATGTATGAAGAAGCTCTTGCACAGCTTAATCGTCTTGGAACTGGTCTCGAGCGTGGTGACAGTTATAGAGATGGTCAAGCTCGTATTAAGGTTAACCCATGAGCATAGTTCAAACTTCTTGTTCAATATTTACGCAGAATCTACTTAATGGCAATGAAAATTTTACTACTGGTACTTATTACATTGCCTTATATACTGGTAGTGCTAATTTAAATAATACAACTTTAGCCTATACAACGGTTAATGAGGTTGTTGGTACTGGATACACGGCTGGTGGTAAACCTTTAACTATTACAGTTACTCCAACAATCGATACTATTAATAATATTGCTTTTATATCTTTTGCTAATGCCGTTTGGAGTCCAGCGTCATTTACTTGTAGGGGTGCTTTAGTCTATAATTACACAACAAAAGCAGCCTGTTTTATTTTAAATTTTGGGTCTGATAAGACTTGTAGTAATAGTTTTACCGTGCAGTTCCCGGTAGCAAACGCTTCGTCTGCTATTTTATCTATTGGTAGCTATACAAGTGCTGCCGTATCTAGTTCTGGAGATTAATTATGCATAAAGAATTTGGAAGCTGTGGCGATAGCGCTGTAGCAACATTACAAGCCAATGCTGGCACAAACGAAACTATGGGTATTGAAGGTTATTGGCACGT